AAGTTCATGACAGTTAATGAAGTTAGAGAGTTAGAAGGATTGCCAGCATTACCAGATGGTGATAAGGTAGCAGAACCTGTACAACCAGTACAGCCAAATACAGACACACAAGGAGCACAGAATGACACTGGAAACCAGACAGTTTGAGATACGCTCCACTGATATAGAGTTGCGTGAGGTCAGTGGCATTGCTGTCCCTTATAACGACACAATTGACATTGGTGGCGGACTCAAAGAGCGTTTTGAAAAAGGTGCTATTGATATCAACGCAGATGTAAAACTATTTCGTGACCACAACGATATCATTGGCAAAGTTACTGAGATGCGTGAAGAAAATGATGGCTTGCATATTCGTGCAAAGATATCAGAAACACAACTTGGTAACGAAACATTAGAATTGGTAAAGGATGGAGCAATCCGTTCTTTCTCAGTAGGGTTCATCCCTCTTAAGGATGAGAAGCAGGATAGAACTATAATTCGCAAGAAGGTAGACCTTAAAGAAGTCTCTCTTGTAGCGTTTCCTGCATACAACAAGGCTGCTGTAATGGCAGTCAGAGACAACAAGGAGGAAACTTCCGTTATGGAAATCCAAAACACAACAGATACCTCCGCAGACATTGCAGAGGTTCGCACAGCAATTGAAGAGATTGACCGCAAGGTTGCTCTTCTTGCAGCAGAAAAGGACAACACAGTTGAGCCAGTAGTATCTTTCCGCTCATACGGTGAATATGTTAAGTCTGTGGCTAACAATGACGATGAGGGTCTAAAACTCCATCGTGATTTCACAGGTGGAGTACTTGCAGATTCAATTCTAAAGAATCAGTGGGTATCAGACACCGTACGCATCCTAAATCAGGGTCGTCCAACTTATTCTGTCTTCTCAACTGGAACACTACCAGCAGATGGAATGACACTTGAATATCCAGTACTTGATACTGATACTTCAACTGTAGATGAGCAAGCAGCAGAAGCAGACACACTTGCTTTTGGTAAGATTACTCTTACATCTGCAACCGCTCCAATCAAGACAATTGGTGGTTACACTGAAATGTCACGCCAGGTTATTGAGCGTTCTTCAATCGCTTATGTTGACACAGCATTCCGTGCTATGGTTGCAGCATACGCAAAGAAGACAAACAACATGGCAAAGGCAGCACTTGTTGCCAACGCAGGTAACTTCAATACAGCATCAGTTTCAGCATGGGCTGCAGATGCAATCATTGAAGCACTTGCAGATTCAGCAATGAAGGTTAACGAAGATACTGGTCTTCCAGTACAGTTCATCCTTGCATCAAGCGATGTATTCAAGTCACTTGCTAAGATTGTTGATGCTTCAGACCGCCCAGTGTTGTCAAACACAGGTGCAACAGTTAACACATTTGGTGCAATCAATCCAGTAGGCCTAACAGGCTCACTCTTTGGTCTACCAATCGTTGTTGACCCATCACTTACAGCAGGTTCATTGTATGTTGGTAACGCAGCAGCGTTGACAACCTATGAATCAGCAGGTGCACCATTCCGTTTGAATGACGAAGAGATTACTAACCTAACCAACAAGTTCTCTGTCTATGGATATCTTGCAATTTCTGCACCAGATACCAAGGCACTTGTTAAGGTTGCTAATCCAAACGACTAATAGGAGTCAATCATGGATGTTACAACTCTGAGAAACTACATAGGTGCAAGCACTGAAGACAATGATTTCATTGAGCAGTGTCTTATTTCTGCACAGTTATTGGTAAATGAATATTGCGGTAGCAATGCTAATGTGCCATTATCTATTAAAGAAAGATGCTACTTAGAAGTAGGCTCAGAGTTGTACCATCGTCGTAGTGCTCCACTTGGGATTGCACAGTACGCAACTTTTGACCAGGCACCTGCAAGAATTGCTCGTGACCCATTAGTAGGCGTATATCCAATCCTTGACCGCTACATTGTGAGGTTCGCATAATGCTGCAACAGATTAGAGAAGACTTGAAGGAAGTTCTCACAGGTATAACTCCACAGATTTATACTTATGAACCAGAACGACCTGTTCCAAGTTGCATCATAATCACAGCAGCAACAGCATTCCTTAGAATTAACGAGGCTGACTTTGGCCCAAGTTATACAAGCAATTGGCGACTTCAACCAATTGTTAAAGTTGCGGTAAATCAAATAGAAACATCTAATCTTGACGAAACAATAATGGAAATAGTCCAGGCTGTTTGGCAAGTAGAAGGTGTGGCTACAGTTGAAGTAGATAAGCCATTTATCGTAGAACTTAATGGCGCAAGTTATTTAAGTACTTACATAAATATTCAAATGTATTCACAAGGAGGAATATAATGGCACGACTAAAGGGAAAGACCATCATCTTTGAGATTGATGGTACAGAATACCAGGGTGCTGTAAACAATGTAACCTTCACCTCAGAAGTTGGAGAACTTGGCTTTGGCTCATATGAAGACAGCCTTGATTTCCGTTGCCAGGTAGTTGGTTATCAGGACTATGCAGCAAACTCTTTATGGCGTAAACTATGGGACAATCCAGGTGCAACAGTAACCTTGACATATGCTCCACATGGTAACGCAACAGCATCAAGCACACAACCACACTTCACAGCAACAGGATATGCAGAAACTCTGCCTACTCTTGGTGGTGCTGCTGGAGAATATTTTGCCTTTGACCTTTCCATTGTTCTCAATGGCAAGCCATCAATGGTAACTGCTTAATTTGAGGTAGTGGCGATGGCAGAATTTACAGTAAGCGTAAAGGGACTAAGAGAAGTTACTCGTAGTTTTAAACAATACGAAGGTGCTGTAGATGATTTAAAAACTGCCAACGCTGCAATCAGTAGCAAGGTAGCACAAAGTGCTGTTGCCACTACTCCCAAATTGACAGGACGACTTGCATCAACTGTTAAAGGTAACAGAGCAGTGCAAAGAGTCCAAATAAAAGCGGGTGGAGCAAGAGTTCCATACGCTGGAGTAATTGAATATGGATGGCCTGCAAGAAATATAGAAGCACAACCATTTTTACGCAGGGCAGCATGGACAAATAGAGATTATGTAATACAACAGTATTCGTCTAATCTTGAAAGTATTAAAAGAAGATATATAGCCAATTAGGAGGCATACAATGGACATATCACAATTAAAGATGAAAGAGTTAGCAGAGGTAGAAAGACTTGCAGGCATTCCAATGTCTGAATGGGATTCTCCAACTGTAAAATTATCAATGGCAATTTCTTTTGTAACAGGTAGAAAGACTAATCCTTCTCTGACCTGGGACCAGATTGAAAACATGAGCATTGAAGAAATGACAAAACTTGCAGAAGGTATAAGCGACCCAAAAGCGAACATCTCTTAGACACTATGGGTAAATTCTGTTCAAGGACAGGATATACACCAGCAGAGTTCTGGGAGATGACAAACGAAGAGGTCCAATACATTACAAAGGAGTTGAATAAGAAAAATGGCTAACCAAATTACGGTAGACATTGTTGCAGACACCAGGCAACTCGTTGCTGGCGTAAAGAATACCAACAACCAACTCAACTCTCTTAATGGCTCTATAAGCAAATTAAAATCAGGATTTGGTGGGCTTGCTTCTATCTTTGGTGCTCAGATATCTATTAACTGGTTTAAGCAAATTATTAAAGATGGATATGAGGAACAAGCATCTTTTGCTGCCTTGCAGGATTTGTATGGTGCAGAGTTTGATAAAATTGTTGATAAAGTAAATGCAATATCAAGTAAGTTTTATGTAGATGATGGCGATATTGCACAATACTTTGTTAAATTAAAGTCAGCCTTTACTTCAAGACTTGATAAGTTTGTACCTGAAGTTGTTGAGGCTTCAAATATTATTGCATTGCTAAAAGGTGTACCAGTATCAGAAGTTATTGATTCTTGGACGGTAGCATTAAAAGATGGTAAGTTAACAGCCAAAGAAGTTCAGAAGATTGGTATTGACTTAACTAAAGAACAAGAAGATGCATTTAATAAATTAAATACAACATCAGAAAAGATGGCATTCTTATTAGATATTGTTAACCAGAAACAAAAAGAAGCATTAGATAATATTACTGGATGGCAAAAAATTGATTATTATGTTGGTAAGTTTAAAGATAAAATTGCTGAGGCATTAATTCCAATACTTGATAAATTAGTTGCTGCATATGAAAAACTAAGTCCAGGACAAAAGCAAATTATTGATGGCATTGCAGCATTTGTTGTTGTGGTAGGTGGATTGCTTGCAGTGCTTGGTCCAGTATTATTTGGTCTTGGAATGGTATGGCAAGTATTTAAAGATTTACAGGTTGCAGCACGATTACTTACAATTGCACAAGGATTATTAAATCTTGTTTATTCTCCATATCTTGTAGTTATCCTTGCAATTATTGCTGCAGGAGTTCTTTTATATAAGAACTGGGATTCAGTCAAGGAAATGGCAGGCAAGTTGTGGGACAAGATTAAGCAGGTATGGGAATGGCTAAAGAGTAACTGGCCTACTGTTCTTGCTATCCTTACAGGTCCTATTGGCCTTGCTGTTAAATATATTATTGATAACTGGGATAAAATAAAAGACGGTATCAAGAAAGCAATTGATGGCATTAAGAATCTATTCAGTGGATGGATAACTAACTTTAAAGATTTTGGTAGAAACCTTATACAAGGACTTGTAGATGGTATTAAGGCTTTGGCACAAGCACCATTAAATGCAGTTAAAGGTATTGCAGATGGTGTAAAAAATATTTGGAAAACAATTACAGGAACTAAATCTCCATCAAAGGTATTCAAAGGCTATGGAGAAAATCTCGTAGAAGGATTGGCATTAGGTATTCAAGGTGCACAAAGACTTGCTGACCAAGCCATGGTAGATTTAAATTCAAATCTTGTATTGTCGCCTTCTTATGGCAATTCTCGTGGGAATGGTGTAAACATCACTATTAACGCAGGACTTGGTACAGACCCATATGAACTTGGAAGAGTTGTGAAGGCAGCAATGGATAAGTACACAGGTGTTAATGGGCGATGAATTTAAATGACGAGATTGATTTAGAGATTCGTACAGCCATTGACTTTGGCTTTGTTTTGGGTGTTTCTAAATTAGCAGAACACTACCTCTTATCAGATAAAGATTTAGAAAACGATGCCCTCTTTGAGTGGCAGTCAATCATTGACCAATGCTTATCTATCTCAGTAAAGCGTGGTGTAGATACATATACAGGTGCTTATGCCCTACCGCTTCCAAATGTAGGTGTTATGCATGTTAGAACAGTTAACAGAAACTTAGACCCTAACACATACAAGTATTTACAGCCTCGTTCTAAGATTAGATTAATTCATAAGAACAATGGCAATCCAGTTATTATTTTCCAGGGCAGAGTAGAAAATCTATATGTTGACTACCGCTCTGATGTACAGAAACCTCTTATCGCATTTGATGTTATGGACCCAATTGGACAACTACAAAATACAATGACAGAGTTATCAGGTTTATCAAGTGCTAACCAAACATGGTCACAGCGTATTAATGAGATTATGTCAAACGGTAGATTATCAAATGAACCAATTACAATACCTAAAGTTATTCATGGTGGTGGAGAAACAAAGCATGGCTATTGGGATGAGAACTCTACAGTTTGGGAAGCATTAGAGTTAGCCTCAAATACTGAAGGTGGCTTTATTTATTTTGATAAGTCTGGCACAATGCAATGCTACGCATCAGAAGAAATTGGAGCAGGAACGACTCCAATTATGAAGTTCTCAAATCTGCGGGCAGACCAAGTAGGCTATGACCCTAATGCATATTCATATAAGAACATATCAATTGATTACAATACAGAATCTGTTATTAATGAAGTACAGGTTTCTAATACTTGGGGCTACATTAAGTATGAGTTTGATGCTGACGAAGTATCAGAAACTTATGGAACATCAATTGAAACAACAGTCATTGAGACAAAGGCAAAGGGTCCATTTAGAAATGAAGCCCAGATTAATAAATATGGAACTCATGCCCTTAAGATAGATACAAATTTCCACTTATCACCAGACGAAAGCCAACTTGAAGCCTGGGCAAATAAAATAAAAACAAAGTGGAAGGAAGCAGAAACAATCGTTAAAGAGATTGAATGGGACGCTTCTAAAAATCCAGTAATAGCAGGCTCTGTAGAATTGTTAGACGATGTTGATATTGAATACAAAACAGAGGCTGTTGCGTTTGACAAAAACTTAACCATCATAGGGTTGCAACATGAGATTAACAATGAGGCAAATACCTGGAAGGTAAAATATATATTGTTTCCAAGGAGTAGATTCATATGACAATTAGATACATACCCTTTGCTGATAATGAAGTATTAACAGCAGAGCAATTAATTTCAGTTCAGAATAATGGTGTTGTTCAAGTAACAACCTTTGCTGAACTTACAGCACTTGAACCTGCAGTAAACTCTGCATATGTAACTGACACAAGCCAGTTCTATGTACGCAAGGCTGACGATTCATGGGGCTCCGTTGGTGGTTTGGCAGTAGTCCAGGCATCAGCACCATCAGCACCGCAGGTAGGCCAGATTTGGTTTGATACAGATGCTGTTCTTCCTAATCCTGCAAAGTATTTTTACGAGGGTAATGAAGCAATTACCAATACAGCAGGCTTTGAAGCATTAGATAACTTGGCTGCTACAACAGTAACATTAACAGAACCAGCATGGGTACATGTAACATTTGGTTGCGTTGAGCCTGTAGGTTCTGGAGATGCTGGTGTTGAATATGGCGTTCAATTATCAGGTGCAACAACCAGAGCATTGACTGCTGGTGATACTTGTGTTTCTTATGTAACAAGCAAGAACTCAACATCAAATGATTTCTGTGTTATCTTCAATGCAGGTTCAACAGTTGTAACACCAGTAGCAAAGAAATTGGGTACAATAGGAACTGTAGAAGTACACGACCCATACTATTCAATCATTCCAATCAGGTGGTCATAGTCAATGATTCATGTGTGGGATGGGACTGAGTGGAACTCAACTAAGGCTTTAAAAGTCTGGACTGGTTCTGCTTGGAATAAAACATATAAGTTCAAGGTGCGTACAAGCACTG